CTTCTTCCAAATCCGATTTCATCCCCGTTGTATCCTTTGCCACGCGGCCTGAATTTCTGCGGAGCGTTCAACGGCTTCACGGCTAAACTGGCCTTCTGCCGCGATCCGTGATGCGTAGAGCGAGACCACCTGATTGAGGTGTTGGACGGCTGTTTGCCAGTCCATGTCACGCGCCTTCTCAATTACCATATCTGATTTTTTCATTGTTGTCTCCTTTCAAGAATATTTCATTCAAGGGTTTGCCCCAGCGTACTGCGTTGCCATTCATTAGGGGTATTTCCAGCGCGTCTTTTACAGACATCCCGCGGGCTAAACGGCGGCTTACTGTTCCCGCGCCTATCCCGTAATCTTTGGCCGCTTCGGCTAACGAGCGGTATCCCAGTTCGTTTACCTGCTTTAGGCGGTTTTGGGTTTCTGGTGGTGGGTTCCACCCACAAGATTGCCCGTCTCCTACCTTTGTGGTCAGGGCTTGTTCGACAGACCACCCCTTCTTTCTGACCCGTGAGGCGACTAACTTGGGGTTCATTCCAAAGGCGCGTGATGCGTGGGTCATGGACTTATATTCGACACCGAAGGCGGTAACTGCTTTTAGCTTTTTAGTATAAGGCGTGATGCGCGGTTCGATTTCCAATGCTTCCTCTGCGCTCCAGCCGTGTTTTGTTATACGACGTTTTGCCGTAGCATACGTTATTCCGTACTGTTCGCAGGCATCGTGTAGTGTCTTAAACATTTCCCCACATACTTTTACATTAGTGACAATTATTTTTTTAAACTTGGTTAAGCCGTGTTCCTTTTTCAGAAGGTAAAGAGTGCGGTTAGACATACCGTATTTTTTTGTTATTTCGGCATCTTTTGCCCCCGCTTTAATGTCTTTCACTATCTTTTGGCGGACGGTGTCATCGTATCGGACAATCATTTCAGCGCGGGTTTTAGTTGCCCCTGCCCGTTGCAGGATGCGGTTTATAGTGCTACGCCGGACACCATATTTGTTGGCTAGTTGTTGGGTGGTGATTTTGTTTTCGGTGTAATCGTCGATAACGGCTTGGATTTCGTCATCGGACAGTTTGACACCATATCCGCCCATCGGTGCGCCGACTAAGCTGTTTAAGTGGACGGCGTCGGGGAAGGCGGCTTGCACTTTGGCAATGAGCCGTGGTTCGCGGTGCGAGATTTCTGCTGCCCTATATTTTTTACAGAAAATTTTAATTTTGCAACATTGCTCGTCTTTTAGCAGGGCTTGGTAGATGAAGCGGTCTCTTTTATTGACGACGTTTTTGCCGTCTCGTTTTGCTTTTTGGATATGTTGCTTGAACCGCAGTTCTGGGTCTGCGCTTGATCCGATATATATACCGCCGCCATCGACGATTAAGGCATAAAGTTGGCACTCCCTGTCGGCATGGCCTGACAGTTCAGCGGGGGCGAGGGGCTTGAGCCCCAGTTTTTTGCCCCAGTTACGCATGATGGCGTAATCATTCCCAGAAAGCCCGTGGTCACGGCAAGCTTGTGAAAGCGACATTTTTCTAGACGTCGCATATTTATAAAAATTGCGAACGTCGGAATCAGAAAATTTTCTTTTTGGCATATCCTTCTCCCGTAGTGATATAAGACAACTCCTATATATGCTAACTACTACATCTTGTCAACAGGCAAAAAAAGACCCCCAGAGCCGAAACTCTGGGGGCTTCACTACGGGAATGTAGAACTTGGGGGCTCTACAAGTAGTAATATAAGCGATTGTATGGGAATTGCAACATATTATTGGGTAAATTAGGGGGTTATTTTCACCTTACTTTTTAATTAAATTAAGTCTTTAGCGTAGGAGGTCGCATTGGGGGCTTTTGAAGCGGGTAAATTAGGTGAATATATTTGTGCATCGCGGTTAATGAAATTAGGGGTCTCTTGTGAGATAGTCAATTTAGATACAGTAGACATTGTAGCCTATGTTGACCAAAAGCTGCTTCGTATTCAGGTCAAATCCAGCCGGTTTAAAAAAAACGGAAGCACCCGCGGGTATCAGTTCTCTACCGCATACAGCGGAAAGAAAAAACCCCTGACCAAAGAGCACTGCGATATAGTGGCTCTTGTGGCCACTGATTGTGAACGGGTGCTGTTCAAACCGGTTGAATGCTTAAAGGGGCAGCTTACTAAGCGTATCCTGCCCCGTAAATTTGATAAGGATGATTTAGAATACAAGTCTTGGCAACACTGCTTGGATTATCTCAATCCAGATCGTCAGGGTTGACCCATCCCTTGTCTAGGGCTTCCAGCAGTTCATCGTCGGTCATTGCATCTATGTCATAAGATGAATAACTCCGGACATTGGCGTTTCGCCCTTTCTTCTTCTTTTTTGTAGTCACAACCACTTTTTTAGGTTGGGCGGGTTTTGCGACTACTCGCGTTTCAAATTTCTTAATGTCCGCTAATACCTCAATCGTGGCATAACGGTGGCTACATTTAAGACACTCCCTGTTCCGGCGTATTGTGCCGTCGTCCGTGGGTCGTGAGTTGTAGACCTTACTCTTTGATTTGCACTTTGGACATATCACGGTAGTCTCCAATAGTTAGTAAGCAGACCTTGCAGGTTACTGACCCGTTGTCCGCGGGCTCTGGCAAGTTAATCAGGCACTTTGGGCATCTGCCCTCGTCTAACGCCCTTTGTATTACGCCAGCATCCCCGAAGGGTTCGTATAGCAGTTCCCTATTCTTCGGTCTCTTCATTTTCAATCTCCCCTGATCCGCCGCAGAGTTCGCACTCCATCATGCGGCCTTCTAGCCAGCCGCCGCGCCATGCCATAGGGGCGGGAACAGCGACTTCATACTCACACTGTCCCTCACCCCCGCACTCAGGGCAAGTACTATACTCAGGCACGGCCTAAAGCCTTCTGGCGGTCGTAGAAATCACGATTGTGCTTCTTGACCTTTTCAGGGTTGGATTTATTCCAATGCTTTTTGGAGCATTTCTTCGAGCAGTATTTGCGCTGTTGACCCGTGAGCCGCGTTCCGCAGTTCGCGCAGTTTATTCTACCGTTCTTGCGCTTTTTAATTGGTTCGCGTTCGGACATCTGCACGACATTGTCAGGCTCTACCCGTTTGACGTTGCTATTTTCCTTGGCCTTTTTAGCCTTTTCTTTGGCTAGGGCTTCGGCTACCTCGCCTTCAATTTCATAACGGAGCAGGATAGCCCGTGCGCCCAGCATTTCCATTGTGCGACGGCTCACGGAGCCTGTTTCGTCATACTCGTGCAGAGCAAACTGCAAGGCATAAAGGGTATTATGTTTTTCCATTTCGGTCTCCCGTATAAGAGTTGATGTTATTTATCCCATATCATGGGCAAAAAAATATGTCAACTACATATAGTAGTTAGGTCAGCCGTGTTTTTTGTAGACTTCCCACATGATGCGAAGTTGGCCGCTGATGGTGCGTCCTTCGGCTTTCGCAATCTTTTTGATCTGTTCATACACCTCAATCGGCACCAAAACAGATTTCCATTTAGTTATATCCATCAAATAAACTCCAGATATTGTGTTTATATAAGCGAATATATAGGAGATATTGTATGGATGCAAGCAAAAAGGTAGCTCCAAGCGAGGCTTGGAGCCGAGTTTAGGGAGGAAATGAATAAGATTACTTGCTTTTGAGTTGGTAAATAATAATCAGCATCAGACCTATCTGAATTGCGTCTATCCAAGGTACTCCAAAACCTGCTGACATATTACTCCGCCTCACCCCAACTTGGGCCGATCTCGACATCGCACTTGCTGGGTATCTCTAAAGGTACAGCACTTTCCATAATGTTGGCAATACTTTCCGCATCTTCACGATTTTTCACAGACATTGCGATTTCATCGTGGATTTGGATGAGCGGGATGCGCCCCTGTTCATAAATATTCACCATTGCCTGCTTTGTCATGTCCGCGGCGGACGCTTGGATAAGCCGATTTAGGGCTTTGTAGGTGTATGCCCGCTTCAAACGGGTGGTTTCGCCGTATTCTTTTACGGCATCTTGGTAGGGCAGAGCCTTGTTCATGGCGAATGTGTCCGGCTCCCAGAGGTCGAAACGGCACTTTCTGCCCAGTATGGAGCGGATAGAGCCGCTTGAGCCGCGGTCGTTGAGCCGATTTTGGACGCCATTCATCAGGCCTTTAACGAATGGGACGCGGTCGTGATACTGCCGGACAAGGCCTTTGGCTTCATCTACATCAATATCTAGTTGGTCGGACAGTTTATTCACGCCCATACCATACATCATGCCTAGATTGATGGTCTTGGCCTGCTTACGCGGGATGTTAGCCATTTCGGCCACCATTGTGTGGAAGTCCATATCGGGGTCATTACGGTAGCCGTCTACAAATTCTTCCACGCCAGCCATCTGTTTGCCGCGGGATTTGCCGTAAACGTAGGAGTAATGCACCAAGATGCGCGGTTCCTGTTGCGAGAAATCAATCGCCGCCCACTGCTCACCCTCTTCCGGCAGGAACAGGCTACGGATCATCGGCCCAAGTTCTGGGTCGCGGGCAGGAATTTGTTGCAAATTGGGGTTGGACATTGATATACGCCCAGATACCGTACCGCCGTCATCGGAGCGGATTTGGTTGATGTGGCCGTGGATGCGTCCGTCTGCATGGCAATGCTTCATAATCGTATTGATAAAGGTGCCGCTGGTTTTGTTCAGGTTGCGGGCTTTAACGATTAACTGCGCCAGTTCATGCGGGTGGTCGCTTAAAAACGCTTTGGTAAAGGACGGTGCGCCCTTTTCTGTTTTTGGATAGGGGATGCTTAATTTATCAAATGCTTTAGCAATAGATGCCGCCGCCCAGAGTTCTACATCTGAGCCTGCTACAGATTTAATCTGCTTGATAATATCTTTTTCCTGCTTGATTAGGTGGTTTCTGGTGCGCTCGACGCGGTCTTGGTCAACACGGACACCACGCCAAGTCATGTCGATCAGGCAGGGCAGGAGTTTAAGTTCGAGGTTAGCGATAGGCCAGAGGTCTTCCTTGGTCAGTTGCATAGATAGGTAGTTCCACAGTTCGAGCGTGATTTCCGCGTCATTCTGTGCATACGGCCCAACATACATAGCGGGCATCTTCCACATCTCTGCTTTCGGGTCGAGACCAAACTCGCGGGCGGCTTCCTGTAGCGTCTTCTCTGTCTTAATTTTGCCTAACAGGTCGTAACAGAGGCTGTTCAGGCTGAAGCTGAAGCGGTTTTCATTTAGCAGGGATGCTACCAGCATTGTGTCGATAATGCGGCCATTGAGCGTGAAGCCCATTCGGCGTATCCAACCCGCATCATACTGTGCGTTGTGCATAATTTTGTCGGCAGGGCACTCAAATACTTTTTTGAGCCATTTATCGACGATGCGCTCATCGAGATTGCCGCCACCAAGGTGGCGGATCGGGATATATCCTGCCCAATCCGCTACCGCGATAGCGTAGCCCACTACCTCGCCATCACCCGTAGGCCATCCGGGGCCGTTGGTTTTGATGTTCGGGTCGCGGGTCTCGACATCTATAGCAATTTGCTTTGCATCAAAGATGTCGGGTAGCTCTGCGGGTGGCACCCATTCACTCTTGGGGCCGAACATGGTCATCTGTAGTGCCATCAATCTTTCCTTACTGTAGCCATTTCCTTGCCACATTTAACAAGCACCCAGCCTTGGGCTAGGTACTCTTCCAAATGTTGTATCGGGATGAAGCGAACCATTAGTCCTCTCCACCCAGTGCGCCGTAGCCGCAAATATCTACCCAGCTATCTTCATGGTCTGGGGTTACGATGAGCCGTGCCAGTTTGACCGCCACCATACATTGGTAGACTTGCGAGACAGAAACCTCTTTGTCCAGAAGCACAGACCACATCTTGGCAATGCGCTCGTGGTTGTCGTAGGCATCGCCATAGGCTTTGGCCCGTGGGCCGTTGACTAGGCTCTCTGCCTTATTAAGAATTTCTTCGCGTTTCATTTCTTTAGCCCCCGATACAACTTACTTTCCCACTGACACACGGCATTGATATGTGTGTGCTTTGTTGTCGGTACTACCATGCCAATCTTTTCCATCCAACCGCGCTTGCCTAAAGAAGCCACCATAGCGCCCCACACATTGTGGTGATGCGGCTCTGGCATTCCGCGCTCCCGACAAAAGGCGCAAAGCTTACCGCCTTCTATGTACTGGTTGTTTCGTAGATACTCCACAGCGTTCTGGTAATACGCTTTTTTCCAATCGTCGTCAGCCGTTGCATACGTCCGCTCAATTTCCGCCTGAATAAATTCATTACGGTCGAACATTTCCTCCTGTTTCATATCCAATAACTCCTGTTCGTGTCTTCGGGTTCAACCAAGTAGAGGTTCTGCTTGGTTCTGGTTACACCTACATAAAACACTCTATGCAGGTCATCTGGCGCGTGTTCCGCGGCGGATGCGGC